GATTCCGCCACCCTAACGCCTTCCTTGTAGAGATTCGCTCCGAACCCACGGCTTCCGTGGTGGGTGACGAGCATCGTGCGACCCGTGTTCTTGCTGCGACCGACGAACAGGAAGTGGTTGCCGTCCCCCTGCGTCCCGAGGTGCGACTGAGCGCAGAAGAGGCTCTTCTGGTTGTTGAGGAACGGATTGGCTTCGATACGAGCCTTCAGGTTTTCGGGAAGACCGATCTCGAAGTCGGGCGACCGTCCGCCGATCCCGAAGTGCGTGACCGCCTGTGCGAGATCAAGAACCATCTTGGGATCGGCATAGCCGAGATCCGTAGCCATCACGGAACAACAGACATCCGCGCTGTGCATTCGGGGGTGGATCGCATTCCAGGTGACGACCACGCCTCCCACGGGGATCTCGTCCTTGCCCACGGGACAGGCATCGGGCATGATCGCCGCCTCAAGCACGGTCGGCGTGTCGAGGACGCTGTTCATCGCAGCCATGACGCTGTCGAGGTTGCGGATCTCATGCTCGTCTTCCGCGAGGATGTTCTTATGGAAGGTATGGAACGGGAGGTTGGGGTTCAGTTCATTCATCGCTTGGTCTTCCTCTTGGTCTTCTTGGGGCAGTCGCACAGTCGTTCCAGTCGGTTGAACTCCTTGGTTCCCTTCCACTCGCGGATGCGGTAGTCTCCCGTGCGGTCGATCTCCTCAAGGATCGGAAGATGCCACGCCCTCATCATGTCCCTGAGGTTTTGTCGGCTCTCCTGCTCTGCCTTGTGCAAGGGACGCTGAAACTCGTCCTTGCCTTCGTAGTCGGAATAGTTCACCCGTACCGTTGTGTCGGGATATTCCACGATGCCATTGGGCTTTCCCTTCGAGTCATAGCAGACCTTGCAGATCACGAAACGGACACCACCTGGAATCCATCGTTGATTCTCATCGAAAATCTCCTGGGTAGGCTTCTCGTACTTTCGTGCGACCACCCGCCATTCGGAAAGCGGCTGGTTCACAAGACGGACGCTGCTCTTGTTGCTCTTCTTCGTGGTCTTCTTCATCGCTCGTTCTCCTTGGTGTTCCTCATCGCTGACTGATTCTCATACACCTCGACCCACTTGAATGCCATGCTTGTGCCGTCGATGCTCTCGTTGTCGTAGAAGATCTCCTGAGCCTTGTAGGCGGCATCGTGCGGATCCCTTGCCCACACGATCTCATAGTAGGTCTCGTCCATCTCCTCCCCGTCGATCAGGACGATGTACTCGACGGTGTACATCTTCGTCATGGGAAGCCCGTACTGGTCTGTCTGGGTTTCGGTCTGTGTCATCGTCCCTCCTTTGCCTTGCGGATATTCACGATGGCTTTGTATGCTTCACAATCCGCCGCCGTCATCGCCGCCAAAGTCGCCCGCCAAGCCCATTCCCGCCGCGTACGCCGACGCGGGCGCGCCGCATCTGCCGCTATAAATGCCGCTTCCTTCGTCCTCTTCTCGCACATGGTTCTCCATGTGTCGCCATGCCCGTCCGCGTCAGCGAACGGCTGGTAGGACTGGAGTTCCGTCCACATCTGTTCCACGATGTCGTTGTTGCCGCTCATTGTGTGTTTCTCCCGTTTGAAAGGATGGAGGGGGCTTTCGCCCCCTCCGACCCGAATGTTGGTTGTGCAGTCCGATCAGCCGATGCCGTTCTTGCGGAGGTCAGCGAGGATCTCCTGCGCTGCCGCATCGGTTTGCTCCGCATCAGAAGGCTTGGAACCGATCCCGCGCTTGAGCAGCACCCGCGCAGATGCGATGACGGCAAGGCTGTTGGCATCCGTGAGTTCCTTCTGATCGCGGAAGGTGCAGTAGATGCGAACCTGCGCGATTGCCTCCATGATGAGAGGGAGCCGATCCACGGTGATGGGGGTGTTCGACTTGATGCTCCCCATGATCAATCCACCAACGAGGTCGAGCGTCTTGATGTTGTGCTCGGCGGTGATGTTGTGGAGGGGCGGGACGATGTCGTTGTTGTTGTCGTTGCTGTTGTTCGGCATGATGGGTTTCTCCTGTCGGTCTGATTCGGGGTTTTCTGTCGCTCGGGCTGTGTCAGTTGATCTTGTCCTTGCACTTGTTGCAGATGTCGATGCTGCGGTCGTAGCACCCGCTGGACTTGTAGTAGGTCGCGTTGTCGATGTCGGTCAGCGGAACCATGAGAGCCGCCGAGTTCTTGAACTTGCCGTCCCCGTACATCTTGGCGACGATGGCACGGAGGTCGCGGATCGCCTCCTCCGCTTCGGCACGGGTGTGCTTCTGCACCGCAGGAGCCTCGAAGACGAGCGAAGGTTCCTTGCCCGACTTGGGCTTGGACGCGGTCGTGGGCTTCACCTGTGCCGTGCTGCGAGATCCTGCCTCGGTCAGCGCGGCAAGCCCGCTGCTCATGGCAGACGCGGTGGCGGATCGGGTCGAGCGACCCGCAGGACGGACGGCGGCAGTCACGACCACCTTGGTCTTGCTCTTGGTAGTCTTCGCGGTGCGCTTGGTCTTCTTGGTCTTGGTCGGCATAAGGTTCTCCTGAAAGGTTTGGGAAACGGATCGGTCGAGTGGTATGATTCTATCCGAAGGCGGGGATGGTGTCAATCCCCCTCTTCCTCCGACAAACGGTCGGTTTCTGCCTCAATGAGGCGGTCGAGGTCGCCAAACTGCCAACGAACCTCATACTCCGTGACATCATGGAGCCGCTTGGTCGCTTCGTCAAGGAGAGGACGGTTCCAACGGGCATGGGCAAGGTTGGTCAAGATCATCGCCTTGATCTCGTCGGGAAAGCCGTAGGTGCGACCTGCACGGCAGTTGGCAGTCTCGACGCGGACGAGTTCGAGGCGGTCGGTGATGCGGGACGAGATGTCGTTCTTGTTGTCAGTCATCGCTTGGTTTCCTCCAGAAGACGGTTCAGTTCTGCAAACTGCGCGGCGCGTTCTGCATCCCATGCCGCAGACCACGCCGCAGCCCGCGCCGCAGCCGAAGCCGCATCTGCCGCAGACCACGCCGCAGCCCGCGCCGCAGCCGCAGCCGCCGCAGCCCGCGCCGCATCCCGCGCCGCAGCCCACGCCGCATCCCACGCCGCAGACCACGCCGCATCTGCCGCAGACCACGCCGCATCCCGCGCCCACGCCGCCGCAGACCACGCCGCCGCCGCAGCCCGCGCCGCAGCCGCAGCCCACGCCGCAGCCGTTGCCGCAGCCAGTTCCGCGTCGGTCGCCTCGCCGCGCAGATGCCGCGCCACGACATCGAGAGCGGCGGTGCTACGCGGGTCGGTCATCAGGTGGCGGATGCGCTCGGCGCACCATAGCCCGAACTCTCGGCGTTGGCGGTCGGACAGGCGGTCGATCAGACGATTGATGTCGGTGTCAGTCATCGCTTGGTCTCCTCTAGAAGTCGAATGAGTTCCTTCGTCTGCGTGGCATGCTCCTTCTTACGGGCTTCCTTCCGCATCGCATCAAATCCCGCCCTCTCCTCTTGCTGCCGTCCGCAACTCAGAGGCGGATACTGAAACTCATGCTTCAGTATCCACTTCTCCCACTTCTTCTCAGCGACTCCCAACGACACGCCATACGCAGAGACGGAGATAGCCCCGAAGCACGACTGATCCAATGAAGGTTCACCCTGCGAGTTCTCCTCGCAGATGTCGCAGCAAAGGCTATACACCGCACGGACGGATGAACAGACGGGAGAACGATAGAGAACATCCCTCGCGGAAGCAACCTCTTCCTTGGTTGCCTTGCCGTCGAGATAACGATGCACGACGGCGAGTTGCGGATTGACATCCGAATAAGCGAACTTGTTGGCGCGTCCGATGCACCAGAGCGCGAACTTGATCCGCACATCACGGGGAAGATCGTACAGCGCAGCGCGGAAATTGGTGTAGGTGAGCGTATTCATGGTGTCTGTTCCTTTCGTTCAGGACTTGCGGGGGAACGAGTTGCCGAAGGTGACGGTGAGGGTGACGAAGTCCGTGCCGCCGATGAGACGCGCATACCTGTCGGCGGGATGTTCAGCACCCCATCCATTGAAGATCTCATCCACATCGATGTACTTGGTGATGTTGCGGCGGTTGCCCCACTTGCCGCTGGACTCGTCGCTCTTCCATTGGGCAACGGCATCTTCCTTGCGGACGCACGAACGCCCCTCACGGAAGATCCACAATCCCGCATCGTTCCTGCGGTACTCGCGGATTTCGTATGAGCCGTTCCACACATTCGGCAGGAAGACCTTCAGGTGGCTCTCGTCGGTGGTGTTGGTCAGGCACCAGATCGCGGGGATGGCAAGGCTGTCGCGGAGAGCCTCGTTCTGCTTCAGCCATTGGGAGCGGGAGGATCGGCGGCGAGGGGCAGGAGCCGAAGCAGCAGCCACACTCGACTGAACTGCCGCCGTGAAGGACACCCCCGTAGCCAAAGGCTTGTTCGTCAGCGGCACGGTCGCGGGAGCCGCAGCAGCCGCACCGCGCACGATCTTGCCGTGCAGGGTGCGGGAGAAGTCGGCGGGACGCTCGTCCATGCCGTCCACGCGCTGCCACGAAGAGAGGACGAGAGGATCAAGGATGATCTTGTCGCCCTTGACCACCTTCGGCAGTTCAGCCTCGGTCGCGGCATTGCCGATGTAGCCCATGAGAACCCACCCTTCGGTGGTCGTGATGCGAACCCACACGCGCCACGCGCTCATCCCGCTGCTGCGAGTGAGGGGACCATACACATTCTTGAGATTGCGAACCACGCCCTCATGGGCATGGGCGGTCTTGAAGTAGTCGGGGTTGATGGAGTTGGCGGGGACGGTCACGGCGTTGCTCTTGGTTCGGTGGCTCTTGTACGGCGGCGCGACTGGATGCTTCGTGTTCGTGCGGTACTTGCTCATGTTCTCAGTTGCCTCCTTCGGGTTCGACTTCGGCGCGTTCAGCCATCTTGCGGACATACGAGTCGGAAGGCTGGATGATGTAAGACCCCATCTCGACAGCCGCCGTCTCGTCGGGAGAGAGGTCGGCATAGAAGCAGCAGTCGCAGTCGATCTCCTCGCCGTGCGACTCGACCACGAATCCCTTGCCGCCGCACGACTCGCACCCATCGGCAGCACGGAGAACTACCGTCTCGGGGTAGTTGACGGCGACTTCGTCCGTGCCGTGCAGGGCGCGATGCTCTGCGGTGCGCTCCTCAGCGTCGAGACGCTCGTTGTAGGCATCCCACTCCTCCTGCGAGGAGAAGTTGTCGGGATAGCCGCGCTGCATGGCATCGTCGGAGAGGCGGGAGAGGGAAAGGGCGTGGTCGGAACCTGAATCCATACCACTAGTATCGTCTATTCCGAAGGTTTTGTCCACAGGGACAGCCGAAACAGCCCCAAAACGACGAAAATCGTTGTAAGTTTCGGTCTGGTAAGCACTTACGACCGAAAAACCACCAAAACCGACCCTAGAACAGCCTTTGGACAAGGAAAATCAGTCAAATTTGACACAAAAACCACAACGAATTGTGGTTTCGGTGCTTTTGTGATGGTTGAAGCCTCTCCGTGAGCCGTCTACTTGCGTCTCTTGGTCTTCTTGGGAGTCGAATCGTCCTCTGGAGTCGGCTTTCGGAAGAACTCTCGGTATCCCCAAGCCATCGCGACCACGACAACGGGTATGTACCAGAGGATCCACCCGTATCCAGTCTGTAACGGCTTGCCCATCTCCGTGTCCTTGTCGATCTTGCGGGTCATCGCGCTTCCCTTGGTCTCGTCGGGGATGACCTTCGGGGTCACGGAGCAGCCGTAGAGCATGAGAGAGAGGACGATTGCTGTGATTGTGCGCATTAGGTCTTTCCTTTTCCTGCGGCATTGCCGAAGTAGAAGCCTACGAGGCTCAGTAGGATCTGCCTGTTCTCGGATGGATAGATGAACCCGTTGATCTCGACTATGAACTTCTGCGTGTAGGCGGGAATCAGCCCGAAGAGCCTGTCGGGATTGGACTGATCCACCTCGAGGAAGGTCGGGATGCCGAAGAACGGAAGGATGAACGGGGCAAGCATCGTGGCAAACAGCACCGCGAGGACGATGATCCGCCGAATGGTCTTGCCCATGTCGATGGGAACCCTTTCGACAGCCTTGTCGTGGTTCTCGTTCGACTGCTTGTTGAGGTTGATGATGTTCTCGACCATCTGCCGTTCGTTCTCCCGCTTCTCTGCCATGTGGCGGAAGAGGAAGCCGACGAGGCTTCCTCCGATGAGGGAGATGAACTCAGGTGTGAGGAATGCCATAGGGGGCTGCTCCATGATGGTGACTCCATTCTGAAACTATCACGGGTACATGGCTATCTATGGCTTCCCGAAAAGCACAAAGCCTCCTTTCGGAGACCCTGTGCCGATGATCCGTTCAGTCGCGGGTGGATCGGACCCCACTGCTTCAAGCAGCCATCCGCATGTTCGCGGCGTTTATGGTTGCCGACATTGGGATTTTACGAGGGTTGTCAGCGACCTCTCGGACATCTCCCTGTTGCGAACATCTAGCCGTCGATTCCAGTTCGACCCCGTAGGTTTGAATGGAGTCGGGGGGTATCGAACCCCCGTGTGACCAGGTAGTATGCAAAGATCAACGATGTCGTTTGCTCACTTGTTGAGGGTGAGCAGGTAGATTGTGTGGTTCACCACGCCCTTCATCTCGTCCCTGATGTTCTTGAGTTCCGTGTCTCCTTCCAACAACTCGTCGTCCAGCGATGTGAGGTAGGTATCGTACTGCTTGAGGAATGCCACGGGATCAGTCTCGCGGTAGTTGGTGAGGTGGATGCTGAATCCACCGCTGGAGAGGATCCTCCCCTTCTTTCCCATCATCGTCTCGATGAATGTGTCGATCAGGTCTCCTAGATCTCCGTATGCCTTTCCGAATGCCTCATGCTCCGCATACGATGTGGTCTGCCAATGGAATATGCGAAGTTGGTTCTGAAGAGTGAGAAGGCTGGTTATGTACATTTGGTGGTTCTCCTACTTTATGTATAGCCACCTCCCTAAGCGGGTTCCTCCGTCTCCACCGTGATCTTGAAGTGACCCTCGGCAGCGGATTCGATGATGATGTCCGTGACCACGCGACCACCGAACTCATCAAGCGGAACGCCCATCTCTCCCTTCCCGATGAACGGACCACCCGAAGGATCGAAGAATGCGATCCCCTTCCCCGATGGGTCGTTTCCAGCGCGGTAGTAGCCGCACTTTCCGCTCATGGTGTACACGCCGTGACCGTGGTCAACGATCAGGCGTTCTTCCCCGTAGCGACAATAGACTTTCTTGGTTTTGCTTGGCATTGTGTGTTTCATAAAGCACACCCGACAGGACTCGAACCTGTGACTGACGGTTTAGAAAACCGTTACTCTATCCTACTGAGTTACAGGTGTATGTGGAAGTTTGACTATCGTGACTTCTTGGTCTTCTTCTGCACGGACTGCTTCTTCGGCTTCTTCCCGAAGATCCTGTCCCAGTTCTCCGACCACTTCTTGCGGTCAACGGGACGGGGAGAGTCTCCCTTCCCCGCGCTGTGTCTGCGGTTGTCCATGACATGCCTCCGTAAAACAGGAACGGCAGGGAGGGGAGCGTCCTCCCCTTGCCCTGCCGCCGTCTGGCTCATGCTAGACGATGATCATCGGATAGATCGCGGTATCCGACTGCCGTTCCCACGCGACCGTTTCAACTATTCCCGTCATTCAAAGACGGTAACGATTGCCCTGAGCGTCGAAGCCCCAGACGCGCTGACCAGGGTGGATGTCGGTGAGGCGGTAGACCGTCTCGCCACGCTTGTTGGTGTCCGTCTGGAGCATCCAGTTGCCGTAACGCTCGAACTGCTCACGGATGGACGAGACCATGGCGCGGAGGTTCCTCACGCCGAACTTGCTAAACGCCTGATCCTGCGTCAGGGTCTTGCCCGAACGGAGGTGGTTGATGACCTGACGGGTCTTGCTGAGGGTGGGCTTGGTTGCGGTAGCCATTGTCTGAATCTCCTGAAGGGCAGCATCACTTTGATGGTGAGGTTGGCGCATCGGCTGCCCCCGTGCGCTCCTCAACTGTTGCTTCACAAGTCTAACCGATCCTGGGGTGGAGTCAATACCACACGACCAAGAATCGAAAAGACTCTTTGGATCTTCTTATTGATTTGGAATCAAACGCTGCGGATGGGGTTCGACGCAGAAACATTCAGGTACTCGGAGAAGTCCGACCCGTAGATGGTCTTCCTCTCCTCGGGAGACATCTGTCGCAGTTCAGCGACCATGTCCGTCCCGTATCGGGCAATGCGCTCTGCGGGTGTCATCCTGAAAAGTCGCACATCGAATGTGCGCTTTCCCCGAAAGTGATGGTTTAGCCATGTCGAATAGAATCCACTCATCTCAGTCTCCTCCACCTACTATGAACTTCTTGCCCTTCAACCGAGTGTTGAAGTCGCCAACATTCGTGCTGATTCCAGCACCGCCGATACGCGCCCTCTTGCCCTTCGGAACCCAGTCCGACTTGCCCGTGCCGTGGAACACGCTGCCGTGCTTCTTGGAGACGGTGAGGACGGTGTCTTGATCATGCTGCGCTCCTAGCGTCTTCAAGGTGCGAAGCGTCTCGCGATGCGCATTCGTGGGATTCTCTGCATGACCGTAAAGTTGACCCGAATGGATCATGAAGGTCTTCTCCTTTACCTTCTTCTTCTCTCCATTGTGGTCTTCGATGTACTCGCCCTTGACGGGGACGGGGGTAAAGCCATGCCCCTTGAGGCTCTTGTGCAGTTCCTTCGTCCTCTTGTTGTTCTCGGCAGGAGAAAGATTCCCACGGCTTGCGGAGATGAACCCCACCATATGCCCTGCCTGTAGGTGACCGTGTAGGCGGGAAAGGGAACGGGATGCTGCCTCTGCTACGAACTCTCTGTATGTCTTCATGGAAATCTCCTCTGTGGAGATATTTAGCAAAGTTCAACCCCTACGAGAACAAGCGAGAGAACCAGGACTTTTCTTCCTCCTTGAACCAGGACTTTTCTTCCTCCTTGGGGGGAGAACCGATGATCACCTCCTTGGGGCGAGTCCACTCGTACTTCGCATCTCCATGCTTGTCGATGATCACCACTCTGCACACAGTATTCGGAAAGACCATGATCCCACTCTCCCATTGCTGTTTGATGTGGTTGCCGATCTGTTCCGACATTTCCTTGCTGAAGTCATGGTCAAAGTGGATGATGAACTTGAGGTCTTCGTTCTGCTTCACTTGAATAGTCCTTCCAATTCCTTCTTCAGTTCCGCGAGTCTTGCCTCATCCTCTTCCTTCTGTTTCTTTGCTTTTGCAATCTTAGACTCATCCTGTTCGGCAAGTTTGGTTTTTGCTTGCATCCTGTTCTTGTGCTCGAAGTAGTCGGTCAGTGGCTTCAGGGTTGCAATGCTGTTGCCGTGGAGGCTCAATTGGTATGTGAGATATTCGGATTGCCGCTCAAGGTTGTAAATCCTTCTGGAGAGGTCGTCAAGTCCCTTGCCGTGAGTGAGCAGATTCCGTTCAAGGTCGTTCACCCTCGATGTCATCTGATGAACCCAGTAGTACGAAAGGATCATGTAGGTGTTCAAGACCAGTGAGATGCCGATGCCGATGAAGATCCATGTTTCAGTAGTCACTTGTCTTTCCCCAGAAGTCCTGTGTTGATTCCCACAACGCTTGGTCGCGCTCTGTGCGAACTTTCTCGAGGTCGGCGCGGAGGCGTTTGATCTCCGATGCAGCCTCCATGCGCTCCTCTTGATTCATTTTGCAAGTCTCGCTCGTCATCACGCAGCAAACAGGATTGCCGAATGTTTCGTGGGTGACGAATAGCGGTTGTCGCTCTAGTCTATGCACGATGTCTGGTTTGTTGCTCACTTGCCTTCCTCCTCGAAGCAGTCCCAGCCGCGCACTTTGGCGTAACCCTCGGGATTCAATGATGGAACGTAGTAGTCCGCTCCCAATCGTGACTTCAACTGGCAGAGTTCCCGCCGCGCCTCGTCGCGCTCGGCGGTGAGGCGGGCGATCTCGTCGCCCTTGCTCTCCAGTTCGTCAGCAGCGTCCTCTATGTAGTGAATGTCGGTCTTGCAGAGCGAATCTGGCTCTGCGACGATCATGCGGAGACGAGCCACGATCTGCTCGGTGGTGATCTCGGGGAAGTCGCTCATCACCCCTCCTTTGCGAAGCAGTCCCAGCCGCGCATCTGTGCTTCGAGGAGAACCTTTGCTTCGGTGGAATCAACCAAATCGTGGGGTTTCCTTTCTGCGTAGACCGTCTTTCTGCACACCCACCGCCGCGCCTCGTCGCGCTCGGCGGTCACGCGGGCGAGGTCGGCGGTGCGCTGAGATAACGCAACGGTGATACCGTTTAGCACCTGCTGCGTGATGTCTCGATGTTCTATCGTCGCATTGCGGTGAACCGTCATTTGATCAAGAGCGGCGGTGCGCTGCGCGAGTTCGGCGATCAACTTCTCGCACTTTTCCGCGAGGATTTCGATGTTTTCGATGAGTTCTGTCTTGGTCATGTTCTGTGTCTGCATGTGTTCCTCCAATACCAGCGACAGGAGTCGAACCTGCACGATCTAGGATCCGGATGTTTTGAGCATCCTGCGTATGCCATTCCGCCACGCTGGCGCAATACCCCCCGTGGGACTCGAACCCACAACTGACGGATTACCTACCACTTCGGCTTTCGCCGCCTTCCGTTCGTGGTCTGGACTTTGCCTTCACCCGTTCTGGGTGCTTGCCGTCAAGTCTCTACACCTTCGCATCGCTGCGCTTGGCTCGGCGTTGTCTCGTCTTTCGACAGGGAGTTCACCGACTTTGACAAGATTCGATCCGTGCATTCCTGCACGGCAGTTCCATTTGAAAGTCCGTTACTCTACCATTGAGTTAGAGGGGCGACTCGCTCATCCGTTCAGCAACGAACCAACGGAGCGGAAGGACTTCACCGACTTCGCGTTGAACGACCTCCATTGCCCTGCCTCGACATCCCACACGGGAATGACATCGGGTCCGACCGACCCGTCCTCAGTCAGGAGGTTGGATGCGGGAACGGAAATGGGAGCATGGCTCTGCGACCGTGTGCATTTCATGGTGCGCTCCGTGCCGTCTGCCTTGGTGAACACCACCTCGCAGATTCCACGGTGAAGGGACTCGACCATCTGTGTCTTTTCCATCTCAGCCTCCAGTTGCCTTGAGTTCGTCGAAAGTCATCATCGAAGCGGTGCGGCGTTCCCCTGTCGGGTTAGATACGGCAGACGGGGTTGCCCCCGACAGGGGAACATTCTGCTGTGCCGCCCTTGCCCTGTCGAACACCGAGACCTTCTTCTTGGGCTTCGATGCCTTGTCCTTGGCTAGAGCCAGGCTTGCCTTGTTCTTGTTCTTCCACCGAATCCTGGACTTGCGGTGCTTCCTCGCGACATTCCTAGCCTTGCTGTTGGGCATCGTTGCCTCCTCTGGTGTTCCTGATCGCGGTCACGATGTCGTTGCCGACATCGCTCAACTTTCGCTCCGCTATGGTAATCTCCCCACGGATGGAGTCAAGCCTCTTCATGCACTCTCCGAAAAGGATGTTTGGATCCTGATCCCTGAGGGCATGGAACTTTTCCATCTCGCTGATGTCGAACTCAGAAGGGAAGTGCCTGAGTCTGTCCCTTGCCCTCTTTCGGACTTCTCTTGGAACCTTTGGAGTCTGCTTTGGATCCATCAGTGCCAGCATGAAGTGCCGTGCGTTTCGTATAGCGTTGAACATCTCCTCTGGAACCGTCATCATCGAACTCCTTGTCGTATGTGAAGGGGTATCCCTTCCAATCCTTCTCGTCCACCTTGCAGACCGAATAGACCTGCTCCAGTTTCATTCCCTTCCGCAGGGCATTCATCTCATCGCAGACCTCGACGGCAAGGGACTTCTTCCTGTAGAAGAGGTATCCCCCGCCGTCCTTGAGGAGGTGCTGCGTGTCTTCACGGATGGAGATTGCATAGCATGGCATGGAAGAATGATCTAGGTGGGAGTCGAACCCACGGTCTTTGGAGTGAAAGTCCAACGATTTAGCCAACTAATCTACTAGACCGAACTGGTGGGACAACCTTGGAACATTCGGTAGGGCTTTGCAAGTACCCAATCCGTTTTCCGCGAAACCCACAATGGAGTGGTGTTCTCCATTTTCTCCTCTACTTGAGCCTTTGCGCATTACAGGCAAGAGGAAGGTTTTTGAAAGCCCCCACTCAGAATCGAACTGAGGTCTGATGATTACAAATCAACGGTAATAGCCGCTATACTATGAGGGCAGACACACAATCGGGACAGCAGGATTTGAACCTGCGACATCTCGCTCCCAAAGCGAACGCTCTACCAAACTGAGCCATGTCCCGTCTCTGAAGTTGATCGTGTAGGACTTGCACCTACGAAGGTCGAAGACCAAGAGTTTTACAGACTCTCCCCTTTGCTGCTCGGGAAACGATCAGTCGAATAGGACTGGTTGGAATCGAACCAACGACCTCTCCCTTATCAAGGGAATGCTCTGCCTACTGAGCCACAGTCCAACTGGTCCGACAGGATTTGAACCTGTAACCCCGTCCTAACAGGACGGCGCACTACCGTTGTGCTACAGACCAATGTGAGGAGAAGGAATCGAACCTTCGCTGACGGATTTTCAGTCCGCTACTCTACCTACTGAGTTATCCCCACGGAAAAGTTGCCCAACCTGGACTCGAACCAGGACAACGAGAATCAGAGTCTCGGGTGCTACCATTACACAATCGGGCAGTTATCACAGAGGGTGACTGGCGGGACTTGAACCCGCAACGGGGAGAATCACAATCTCCTGAACTATCCATTTGTTCTACAGTCACAATAGCGAGTATGGGAGTCGAACCCATTTCCCTAGATTATGAGCCTAGTGTGTTGCCGTCTCACTCACTCGCAAAGCGGACGATGGGATTTGAACCCACGACCATCGGTTTGGAAAACCGAGACTCTACCTCTGAGTTACATCCGCACGAAAGAGCGTTATCGCAGAATGCGCTCCCCTCTGCCGTCCTTGTCGTTTCCCCAGGTAGGTGGACGGAACCTATTTAGTCAGGACTTGACTCACAATCCGAATGTGTCTTCGTTGTCTGCCATGCACCCGCCGCCGTTCTTGCACTTGGAACGCTCCTCAAGGCGGTCGATGCGGTCGTGCAGACCACGGATGGACTCGTTGCTGTAGTTTTCCTTGCGGTCATCGTTGCGACCCTTCTCCTCGCTTTCGAGCCATGCCTTCGTCTCCTGAAGGCGGAACCACAGGTATCCCGCGAACGACAAAGCAGCCGCGACGAGGCAGTAGTTTGCCTTCGTGGCAGAGTTCACCGTCTCAGGTGAGAGGAAGGTGAACCAGAAGAAGCCGATGCCGAAAAGGAGGGCAAGCAGACCAGTCACGCTCTTGCCGCTTCTTTCGCTGTCAGTAACAAACCTAATCATGTCGATGTCTCCATAGTCAGTGGATCCTTGTAGTCTCCGAACCGTGCGTGGATCCACATGGCGCACGGTCGGTTGTTGATGTATGCCGTACAGGAATCGAACCTGTTCTTACCTGTTTATAAATCAGGCTGAGGATGCCAAGACCTCCCACGGCACATTGACTGTCTGCATCAGTCTAGCCAGTTCCACGGCTGTGTCAAGGGTTGTCCGAAACGATTCTTTTCGACTGCCTGTTATCGTCGCTGAAGACGATGGTGAACTTTTTGTTGCTCACATGCCCGTTCTCGTTCTTGTCGAGGTAGTTGGACTTCTGCCTGTCCTCGTCGTGACCTAGCCTGTAGTTGACCTTCTCTATCCCCAGGTTCTCGATCATCGTCATCGTCTCTAGGAAGGACACGACCTTCTCCGACTTTCGGACGCACTCCTCCTCCGAATCCGATGGATCGAACGGAATGTCGATGTGGAACCTGTAGTGCGGCATCAGAGGGGGAACTCCATCGTAGGCTGTGCGGTCTCTCCTTCTCCCGCTTCCTCCTGCCGCCCCGCGCTCTCTTCCTTCCTGCGCTCGTTGATCTCCCAGATGTAGGACGGTCCCGACCAATGGGCGGTGGCAAGCCCGTTCGACTCGTCATGGATGTTTCCACGCGAGTAGTTGAGGCTTGGAGCCTTCATGCTTGCGGGGCGGTAGATGTCACCCGTGCGCTTGTCGATGAAGCCCCAGATCTGCTTCTTCCTGCTGCCGTCCGCTTCCTTGCTGACAAGGACGATGCGGACGTACTTGTATCCCTCTTCGTGGATGACCTCTGATCCGCCATCGGTGGCTTCCGCGACGATCTTTCCAAGCCCTTCCTCAAAGACCTTCAGGCTCGCGCAGAACTTCCTGTCGATATTCATCCTGAGCATGATGATGCCTTTCTATCACGATTTCGATGATCTGCCTCGCGGCAACGACGGCTCCGTATCTAGGTCGGTGTCGTTCCGCAACTGAAGTAAAGATACGGTGTTCCCAAAGGTTGTCAAGCCGTTCGGTCAAATGAACCTTACTTTGACGAGAATCATTTTGGTGGATGGGGATCCAATCTTTCTTTTCGATTCGATCAGAATCATTTCCCGATGCGTCTTCTGCCCGACATATCTAACTGTGTCCTGATTGAGAAGACCCCTTCTCGAGATACCAGTACTTAGATCATGGAACCATTGAGTATCTCAGTATCACAGGGAAGTCACAAACTTCCCAAAAGACATCAGCGTCTTCTCAGGTTTGCCTTCGAGAAGTGCATGGATGTTCCCCGCAAGAAGAAGCATTGCAGCCTGATCCTGCACAAGAACAGGATCGTGGCATGGGGGACGAACAGGTTCAAGACACATCCCATGGCAGTCGAGCACGGCTACCTCTTCGACGAAGTCCATTCGGAACTCGATGCCTTCCTGAGGTGCGATCTCCGCGAGGACATCGAACTGTGGAACTTCAGGTTCAACCGCAAGGGGGAGATGCGCATGTCCAGACCATGCCCCAAGTGCCTCCCGTGGTGCATGAAGGTCTTCGACCAGATCCACTACACTACGGAGGAAGGCATCATGCGAGTGCCATCAGTCCGTTGAAGGTGGCAGTCTGGTTTGCTCCTCCGATGCGGGCTGACGGAGCCGAAAGCATCGTAGCGTTGTTGGACACCCTGTTGTCTGCAATGTTCGTCGTGGCTGGCTTGGGCTGAGGCTGAGGGGTCGTCCTCAGCATGGAGTTCTCCTGCATCATGGAAGATGCATTGGATCCCATCGTCGGTCTTGCATCCACCACTTGAGCGTCCACTCGGCTTGGAATCGACTGCGATGAGTCTTGTCCAACGGATGAAGCAGCCGATCCTGTGACTGGATTGGATGCCTCCGTCATAGGAGCAGTCTCTTTCTCATCATCGACCCGCAGCAGACTTCCGATTCCAGGAATGGACTCCAGTATGTCGTAGATCTCCCTTGGTCCAAGCGCATCGGCTAGGGCTTCGCCAAGAGTTCCTCCAAGCCAACTTCCACCCATGGCTCCCGCTATGGACCCGATTGCGGTTCCTGGTCCTGGACCCAGCAACGATCCCACTGCGCCTCCAAGCACCGATCCTCCGACCGTGCCCAGTGCGCTTCCTATCGTCTTTCCGACGATTTGCCCTATCCTAGTCTTCTTCTCGTCGGGAGACATGGTCTCGTCCCCCTTGACGCTCGCTATGTCGAGCGCACCTATTATCGCTTCGATTGCAGCACCGATTGCAGGAACCGATGTCAATCCTTTCAGCAACTTCGGTCCTTGAGTCGATGCCAGGTTCTTGATGTACTTGAGCGGGTTCAACCTTGCCACCGCATCCACGGCACGGGATCCAAAGCCTTTTGTGGCATTCCATGCGCTGGACAGCCATCCTGCCGCTGGCTTTGCTGCGCTCTTTGCGGCTCCCGCTATGTCGTTTCCCAGGTAGCGCATCTCTTTTCCTGCGAACTTGCCAGCCTGGACCAGACCAGAACCAGCCTGTATGGCTGTCTGACCTATTCCCGTCTTGGCAAGCATCGAACCGATTCCCTTGACACCCCGTCCTATTCCCGATGCCATGCGCGACATGATGCCTGGCTTCTTTGCCGCTTCAGCCGCGCCCGCAGCACCCGCAGCCGTGCCTTTAGCAGCACTAGTCGCGGTTCCTTTAGCAGCACCAGACAGAGCGCCAGAGATTCCCTTCAATCCGAAGAATCCCGCGATCTTGCCGAGTATGGTCAGTATCGGTGCTATCTTGCCCAGCAGCAATCCGAACTTTCCTGCCACCATCGATGCAAACCCGCCGATAGCCGTTGCTATCAGTCCAAACAGCCCTCCTCCTTCTTCCTTGCTGTCCTTGACTGCCTTTATCAACTTGCCGAACAGACCTTCCTGCTTCTCTGCGGCTTCTGCTGCGTCCTTGTCGTCCTCGCGCTCCTTCTCAACCGCCGCTTCCTTCGTTGCCGCGTCCTTGTCGTCCTCGCGGTCCTTCTCAACCGCCGCTTCCTTCGCTGCCGTGTCTGCGACCGGAGGTGGTGTCGGGGCTGTGATGGAAGACGGATCGGAAGAAGACTCTCCTCCGTATACGCCCAGAGCAGTCCGGATCGTGCCGATCCCCGCAAGTGCCGCATCTGCCTTTTCATCGACTCCCCCCAGAACCTGGGAGAGTTCGCTGAATGCTTCCTTCAGTTGGTCGATACCGGCATCGGAAAACCTGACGGGAACTGCCCCTTTTTCCGCGCCCTTGCCCTTGAATCCCCACGAATCCTCGAACACCTCTCGGAGGTATCCCAACGCGCCCATGTCAGATCTCTGCGCTTCCCTGTCCTGTAGTTCCCTCTTGGTGAGTTTCCTGCCCTGCTCGTCTCGTCCGGACTGAAAGTAGCGTTCTCGCTTCCGAATCTCCAGGCTTTCCCTGATCGTCCTTGCGCCAGGAAGGCGACCTAACGCACCGGCAGCACCGATGCCTCCCGTGAGGATCGCGCTTCCAAGGTTGAACCTGAGCATCTTGCCCAGCGACTCAGCCTGATACTTTATGGCTTCTCTTTCGCCTGGTTTCATCCTAGCCTGTCCTTTGCTGCTTCAGCCTTTCGTTCTCCTCCTGTATGTGCTTGACAAGCAGGGAGAGGTACACTTCTCGTTCCCAAGGAATCATCTCCTCCAACTCCGTGAGCGAATACTTGTGCTCATGCATGAGGAGGAAGTTGGTCTTGAAGAGGTTTGCCAGGTTCTCGTGGCACATCATCAGGTAAAAAAATCGCGTAGCCCTCTGAAGTCTATCTTGTATTCGTTTCCGCACGACGGGCATCGGCAGTCCACTTCCTTGCGGACCTGCGGGAGGTTCTGGTAGAACTCCGTGACCTTCTCGAACTGCTCAGTGGTCATCGACTCCACGAACTCCACCATCTCCTTCTGCGTGGAGTCCTTCCTGCCGTAGACCATCTCCTCGTCGAACACGCTCTCTATCGATGCGGCTACGAACTCAATCACATCCTCAGCGTTCATCCCGTTCATGCTGACGGCGGAATCGCCCAGGCACGGATACCTCATCACTATCCCCATCTTGTCCGTGAGCATGATCTTGTTGGATTTGTTGTCCTTGAAGTCAACCTGAATCTCGTCCAGTTTGACCTCGACCCCATGGGTCTTGCTGCACTTGGGGCATGGAGCGTTCAGGCTGACCACTTCGCCAGCCGACTTGGCTCGGATGTTTAGGAAGAGATACTCCAGGTCGAACATGGGCATGGAATGCACATTGGTCAGCCCGTCAACGCATCTGTCCACTATGTCCCCGATAGCCTTGGCAATCTGCTTCTCGTCTCCGCTCTCCGAAGCCATCATGAGTATCTTCTGCTCCTTGACGAGGAAAGGTCTGAAGTAGGTCTCCTTCTTCGTGGAGGGGATCGTTATGGGATACTTGGCTATCGCTATTCTAGGCAATGTCATGTCGATTCATCCTGTTCTGGGTATCACCCGCTGGTTCGTCCAAACACTATGTTGTTCAAGTTGTTCATCGCTTGCTGCTCCTCGCTGGTCAGGTCGGACACTATCCTGCTTGCGCTGTCTGAATAGATCGCCCGCCTTCCGCTCACAGGACCATCCGCTGCGGCAGTCTGCCTCTGCTCCCGTGGATTCACTCGACCAATCACCGCATAGTCGGTGTATCCCAAGGAGACATTCACCGTGTGCAACTGATCGGATGCATCCGATGAGAACTCCATGTCGGACATCGACTTGCAGAACACATTCCTGAGGCGAACCGCATACACATATCCGTCCATGCGGTTCAACTGGTATATCCTCATGGTGGTCATGTAGTCGTCCGGATAGGAGACATCCGATGTCCTGTAGGATATGGACATGTTCATCCATCTCTCGAACAGGTCTCTCTCCATCATGTCCTGACCGACGCGGAAGGTCATCCCGATCTCGTTGCCGTACATTGCCTCGTATACCTGCTCCACGGGTGGACCATATATCTTGAACCCCTGCGACATGAGAGACCGCCCAGGCATGGATGTCGCCATGCAGTTCCTCACAAGACGCTCGTTCACATTGGAGGGAAACCCGTCTATGAAGAAGGAGAACCTGGTGGGTCTGGCATAGAAGCCCATCTCCACGATGTGCTCAAGTTGCCGCTTGACGCTGCTGGTCGATGGGTCGTGTGCCGCCGACTTGGACTCAAGCAACCCGTCTATCGCCAGGTTCATGGCTAGGTTGGAGGCATGGATTCCCGAGAGTCTGCTCTCAAACTGCCTCACGGCATCGTCGAACGACTGTTGCTCCGTGTTGTTTCGGCTACCGTTGACGCGGTTCAGCGCATCGGGAGAGTTCAGCGCATTCAGGGCTGATGATGAGAAGAGGGGGTTGAATGCCATTCGTCAGGTCTTTCTGTATCGCTTCCAGGTGTCTCTCCACACTCTTCCCTCTCCTGCCCCCAGGAACCGACCGGTGAACTGGTGGGTGGGCAGGAATATCATCTTCATCCAGTGCTCGGGTGGTATGAGCAAAGCCCGTCCACGGATGTTCTCGAACTTGTATCTCCGTATGCAGGGTCTCAGGTATCTAGCGGGTGGAGCGCGGAGTTTTGCGTTCTCAAGAAAGGAAATCCTGGTGCTTCTCTGAGATAGGTCTCCCGATGCATACTCCTCGACGAGAGTGAGGAAGGCGAGTTTCCTCCGCTCGGGATCCAGGTAGTGCAGGTTGATGCCCATGAATGTGCCTGGGGCGGGCTTGTCCTCTATCATCGTCAGGACGAGAGGGAACATGTCCCAGTAGGTCTTCTTCTTGTGGGACTTCTCTGGTTCGTAGGCGAAGGTATAGAGCCTTCCGCCGCCACGGGGGATCGCTCCGTAGTCGATGGACGAGTGGGGCAGCAGTGTGCTTTGCTTGAAGCCAGCGTTTTTTGGACTGACCCCGTAGGTGTCCTTGTAGACAGCGGTCGCATTGTCCTGATACCAATCCACCGCCTCCTGCACCAGGTCGTCCGTGGGAGTCTTCAGGTCTTCGTCCTTGAGGGCTTCCATTTCCTCGAACACCTTGCGCAGCGATTTCAGGTCCATGGGTCACTTTCCTATCTTGAGTTCGTTCTCTGTGAGTATGAGGAACTTCCATCCCCTCTGCTCCGCGTACTTTCTGGCAGCATCCCACTTGTTCTGGTTCTTGACGAACTCCAGCGTCTCGTATATGTAACTCTTGGTCTGCCGCTTGGGCTTCTTCGGGGGCATCGTCTTCTTGTGGGGCTTTATCTCGACTAGGTAGGTCTGCCTCTTGCCTTCCTTGTCCTCCACGACTATGCGGAAGTCAACGAAGTATCGGTGAGTCCTGCCGTCAGCCTCGTAGAGATACGGGACTATCGTGCGTTCGCTCGACCACTCCACGATGGATGTCTTGTTGTCGCAGTAGTTCATGAATCTTCTTTCCCAAGAACTGCGATAGATAATCTCCGTGGGATCCCCCTTGTACTTCTTGGGGTTCTTCGGGATGAAAGATCCTTGCAGAAACTTCTTTTGGGTGGACATAGATGAACTCTGAGAACGGAAAGTACTACGAGAGGGAGACGGACTTGTCCATGGACGAGTTCCCTTATGCAGCGTCGTTCGGCGGAAGCCGCAACAGGGGTGCTGACGTGCAGAATGTCAACCTTGGAAGCCAACTGGGCGGGGCTGACGACAACATCGGGCAGATCCTTTCCCAGTTCAACATACCCGATGCCAACCGAAATCAGATACTGGGCATTCCCAGTTTCCTTCAGTATCCGCAGGATCTGGGCAAGAACCGAAGATACCATCACTTCATGTGCTTCAATATCTATCAGGGAGAGTCGGACTCGACAAGGGTGCAGAACAGGATAGTCAATCAGTCAACAAGCGCATTGGCGGCTAAGGGAGAGATAGCGGGTGGAAATGGTTCCAGGTCTTCGTGGGAAGGAGACTACCCAGGATACTTGACTCAGGCGGGTTTCTCTCAGGAACAGATAGACTTTGTCAGGGAGCAGAGCGAGTACGGTTCGGAGAGTCGAAGCGGCGTTACAGCCAACGAGCAGATACTTCAGTTGGAGAAGTCTGCTCTCGGTGGTCTTGGGAACATCTTGAGCGGGACTGGAGGAATAGCGTCCATAGCCGGTGAGTTAGGATTGGAGGTCGGAGAGACATTCCTTCCCGTGACGGACCTCATCAACTATGCCAAGTCTATTGGTGGGGATGTGCTTGTGGACAAAAGCGGAGAACTCAACAAGATAGACTACGAGCGCAGGGGAATCAGCGGTCGGAAGGTGAACCGCCCGAAGTGGGAGCAGAACATCCTTCTTGCCAACCGGAGGTTCGGCTATGCCAATGTCAAGTCCAAGGACACGATATGCCTCTATATGCCGCTCAAGATCACAGCCAACGACCAGTTGATATACTCCGATGAGGACATGGGGATGATGAGGAGCCTCATCAGCGCGGTGACGCTACAGCGAGGAGGTGTCTCGTCGGTGGTCGAGAAGGCAGGAACACAGGCAATCGCCAATCTCATAAATCAGGCAACGGGAATGCTTGGAATAGAGGCTGCCAACATTCAGGCTGCTAGGAATGCCTCGACGAGAAGCGTCACCAATCCAAGAAGGGAAATGATGTTCAAGGATGTCGGCATCAGAAACCACTCCTTCACATTCGAGTTTGCCCCGAAGAACCCACGCGAGGCGCAGACCGTTCTCGACATCATACGGATGTTCCGATACCATGCATACCCTGCCCTCCGTGGCGGCGGCGGTCACTTCTTCAAGTTCCCCGCAGAGTTCGAGGCTACCTTCTTCACCATAACCGATGCAGGAGCGGCTGTGGTGAACGACCATCTTCCGAAACTTCCACGGCTTGCGCTGGCTGGTGTCAATGTTGACTACTCCGCTGCGGGAGACTTCAAGACATTCCACGACTCCAAGCCAGCGTTCATCACCATGACCCTTGAGTTCCAGGAGATGGAGCAGTTGAACAACGAGCATATAGTCCACGGATACTGACACATGTACGACAGAATACCGATCACCAGATACATCTCTCCGCTTGGCTTTGGCTACATGACGGACATCACCGTCAATCTCAGGGTGGCTGATGCCCTCATGAAGGAAGGTCAGTTTCCTGTGGACATCCTAGCGGGAGACAAGGACAGACCCGACATCTTCTCGGACAAGTTGTACGGGGACTCCAGATACCACTGGCTGCTCCTACAGATGAACGAGGCGGTCAATCCCTACTACGATTGGGTTCTGGCTCCGTCCTCGTTCGACAACTATGTCGATGAGAAGCATCCTGGCTACACTCTGTTCCTGACCAATGTGGCGGGCGACAAGCCTTTCGAGGGTTCCTTCAGGAAGAACGACATCGTCTATGCGACCACGCAGACGAATCCAGGCTTGCAGCCATCCTATCAGAATGCCAACTTCGGAGCCAGGGTGCATTCCTTCGATCCCGTCACGGGGAGGCTGGTGCTTGAGTTCGCGGAGAAGACCCTGTGGATACCAGCAGAGAACTCGTACATCGCTGGAAAGAACACCGATGTGCTAGGCAACGAGACCTACTATGTCGCGAGGGTCGGAAAGTCCATTCAGAGTCCTTTCGCGATGCACCACTTCGAGCGGGATGGGTCGATGCTAAATCCCCTTCTCCCCTTGTCGTTGCAGGAGTCTTTCGTGGAACCGACCGACCTATCGGGATTCACATTCGGACAGACCCTGCTTGGAAGATACATCAACGAGGACTTCACAGACTTCGTGGTGACGAACCTAGAGAACGAGGTAGCCGAGAACGACGACAGGCGGGGCGTGGTGGCTCTTCCCCGCCAGTATGTCGAGAAGGTCGCCAAGCAGGTCGAGGAGTCGTTGAGCAATGGCTGAGGCATCGTCTCCCTCGACATACAGCGAGAGCGGGTTTCAGATCGACCGTCTGCTGATATTCAGCAACTCAGGAGGCGACGGAATAGAGATAGCATCGATGGATGTGTTCATCGAACTGGTCATATCCGAATCCATCTTTGACGACAAACTCTACGGGGAGATACTTCTCCGCGACACCTTGAACCTGTCCGAGACGCTTCCGATAGTCGGAAACGAGAGGGTGGAGGTAACATACAGGACTCCGGGCACTCAGTTCGAGCCTGTGACCATAAAGGGATTCATCACCGCTCCCATGGGAAAGGCAAGAGCCGATGGAGAGAAGACCGAAGTCTATGTCGTTCAGTTCGTGACCGAGACTAACTTCCTCAACAGGTTCCTTGTCACGGAGTCATCCATCTCCGGAAGCATTACGGACATGGCTACCGCTATACTGCGGGATACATTCGACAAGACCCTAGATGTCAATGTTCGGACAAGCAAGAAGCGCAGTTTCGTGATACCCCGATGGACACCCCTGTTCACCATATCATGGCTTGCGGAGAGAGCCTTCAACGACGAGCACACATCCTTCTACAGGTTCTACGAGGATGTGGACGGATTCCACTTCAAGGACATCCTGCATGAGACTCAGAAGAAGGAGAAGTATGTCTTTCGCGTGGAGCCTAGAAATCCAGGAAACCTTGCCGATGTCGAACTATACCTCACCAGGGTTCTAGACTACTCCATAACCTCGTACTTCGACAAACTGGACGAGTTTCAGGGGGGAATGTACTCGGGAGTGCTGAACACCCACGACATAACGACCAAGCAGTACACGCAGCAGGACTTCGACTACATTGACTACACCAACAATCCCGGATGGAAGTCGCTGAACAGATATCCAATGATACCAACCAACAAGTTCTTCGATCTCTACCTTGAGAAGGGAAAGTCTGCCAACAGGATATACCTCCCATCGCAGACTAAGAAGATGGACGGGATACAGGACAACGACAACTATGGCGAATACGCGCTGACCAACAGAAGCCTACAGAAGCAGTTCACCACGATGCGCGTGACTATGCTTGTTCCTGGAAACTCATCGCTGAGGTTGCTGGACACGGTCGGTCTACAGGTTCCCAAGATCGGATACATGGGGGACATGGAGACGGACTATCTGGATCATTTCATCACGGGCAAGTACATCGTCGTGACCCTGAAGCATGTCCTAAATAGGAAGAGCGGGTACAAGACCACCGTGGAGATGTCCAAGGAGTCCTTGATCAAGCGTATGCCCGACAGGATAGAGAAGACACAGATAAGGTGAACGGAGAACCCATGCAGAATGAACGAACCGATGTCCATGTGATCACGCCCGACGAGACCGAAAGCAAGGTCCGCAAACTCTCCATGAGCAACGAGGAGTTGCGGGAATGGGAGTCTTGGGCAAGAGAGAACTTCCCCGACCAGAACTACCGAGTCCGAGACAGAAAGCGATGAGATGAATGCCTGACTTCATGGGTAGGGACAGATTCGTCTGGTGGTTCGGTGTCGTGGAAGACATAGACGATCCACTCAAGATAGGACGGGTCAGAGTCCGCGCCTTCGGCTATCACACGGACGACAAGTCGAAGATACCCACCAAGAGCCTTCCGTGGGCGCATGTCCTACAGGAATGCGGAAGCGCGTCGATCAGCGGAATCGGAAGATCTCCGACAGGCATGCTGCCAGGATCCCATGTCTTCGGATTCTTCAGGGACGGGCTGAACGCGCAGCATCCTGTGGTCATGTTCACGGTCGGAGGCATTCCATCGGAACTGCCTGATCCCAGGAGCGGGTTCAACGATCCCACTGGAACCTATCCCACCGAGAAGGATGTTCCCGACACGAACCGACTTGCCACGGGAGACGAGAAGGACAAGACCATCCTGAAGGACAAGGAGGATAGCCTTGTCGAGGATGTCATGGTGGCATGGGATGTCGAGGAGAAGGCTAAGTGGTCGGAACCGACTTCGCCATATGCAGCCAAGTATCCCAACAACAAGGTCTTTGCGACCAAGTCGGGAATGGTCGAGGAATGGGACGACACCCAAGAGAAGGAACGCCATCACACATACCACCCATCGGGAAGTTTCGAGGAGGTTGCCAACGGGTGGAAGAACGACCCCAACGGAACCCGCGTCCACAAGGTCGTGGGGAACAACTATGAACTCATAGCGGGAAGCGACTTCATCCACATCAAGGGATCGGCAACCATCACCATAGACGGGGACGGAAGGCTTCTGGTGGGGAACGGAAAGGACGGCGGCGACCTGAACCTACAGGTTGAGGGCAATGTCAACCTCCTTGCCAGGAAGGATCTACGGGGAGTCGTGTGTGGGAATGTCGAGATGGATGTTCAGGGAGACTACAGGGAGACGATACGCGGAAACAAGTACACGAAGGTCGTGGGGAACTGCGTCATCGAAACGGAAGAGGGAAAGATAGTGACCAACTCGGCTGACAGCACGGCTATCAAGACGCATGGCGGAAGCGATGTGTTCCTGGAGGGAGAGGGCAGGATGGTCAAACTAAACTCCCTTTCCCGCCAAGGATCGTCTCAGAGCGACCCCAAGTTCGTTCCAGGCAAATACCCATCCCCGTTCTGAGAATCACCCATGGCTTCAATACACTGGAAAGGAACCTTCGACCTGAACACGGCATATCAGCCTGGAGATGCGGTCTACTTCCCCGACAACGGGTTCACATACCTCTGCGTGGACGAGACGAAGGGCATTCCGCCTTTCGTGGAAGGATCGGGGTTTGAACTGATGGCAGGATTCGACATAGACATAGTGGACGGAGGAAGATTCTGATGCCGTCCCTAGGAGGAGTGGGAAACGCAATCGCGGGAGGAAGGGTTGTGACTGGATCGCAGTCTGTGACCGTCAACGACCTTCCCGTGGTGATAATCGGAAGCAATGTGGCAGGACACGGCAGGGACGAGCATTCTGGTCCCGTAATGGTCACGGGATCGCAGTCGGTTACGGCTGGCGACATAGGGGTGTGCGTCTACGGGAACCACGCTTCTTGCGGACACGCGATGACATGCAACAGCAATGTGGAGGTAGGACTATGACATGGGCGCAGAACCAGCCAGGATATCCCAGCATCTTCGACGCATCGAATTGCAGCCTGATATCCCAACTCATCCCGCCAGGACCGAAGAAGTTCCTACAGGAGTTCATGGACGGGAACCTTCTCCGCAATCCCGTGCAGCAGGTGGCGGAACTCCTTCAGGGGGACATCGGGAAGTCCTTGGGTCAACTTGAAAGCATACAGGCTCTGTCCAGCGGTTTCGGCGGTCTTGCCGACGCTGCGGGAGACCTGTCCGATGTGCTGGGACGAACGAACACCGAACTACAGGCATTCATCGCGCACACCAACAGACTCAGCGGAGTCGATCTTGGCGACCCCAACAGCGTCCTCCCGAGGCTGGATCAAATCATAGGTGTCATGTCCACCTACAACTCCATCAAGGACTTGCTGAAGGATCCTGGACAGAAACTCGAGGACAACTTCTCCAATGCCTTCTCCTCGCTAAACCCGCAGATCACGGGACCATTCTTCGAGAACTTCGGGCAGAACATGAGCCAGATCTCCAGCGTTCTCTCCAACATCGAGGCTCAACTTGCGGCTGGCGGTCTCACTGACCTCGCTGAGGATGTCGGCAAGATCCGCCAACTTACGGACAACCTAGTTCAGTTGGAAAGCACCATGCAGAGCCTCATAAACGGCGACATCAATGCCTACAATGCCGCTCTCGCATTCGTGGAGAGGTATGCCCTTGGCAACACCATCATCTCCTCCGTTCTTTCCGACCCGTGCTTCGGTGCGCAGTTGGTCACGAACCTCATAACCACCGAGGATGCCAGCAAGGCACTCAAGGACATAGCAAACGAAAGCGGCGTGAAGGTGGAAAATGCTCCCGTGAACCTCTTGGACTACATTCCCAGTCTGAACGACTGACCTTTGTCATTATCAAGATCTTGCTGAAAACCTAAGTATTATGCTTTCAGACGAGAAAGGAAAGGCAAAGACATGGAAGACATCGATCTATGGTTCAAGATAGGAGCAGGAGTCGCCGCGATGATCGCTGGCGGCTACTTCGGTCTCAAGGAAGTTCTTAGATTCATCAAAGGTAAGAAAGCCAAGAAATCGGAGAAGGCTTTCACCCAAGTGAACATGCGGATCTGGGAAGTCCTCACCGAGTTGCGCATCCGCTCCAACGCTTGCAGGGCAACCCTTGCTCAGTTCCACAACGGAGGAAAGTATGTCGATGGATCCTCCATGCGCAGGATGTCCATCACACATCAGTCCTGCGACCAGAAGGCATCGTCCACCATGCAGTTCAGGCAGGACTCTCTTGTAAGCAGGTTCGTGGAACTCATAGAATTGCTACAGGAGAACGATTCTGACATCAGGATGGTGTCTGAGGACGATGAGTCGAACAGCAAGCGGTTCCTCGAGGTTCACGACACGCTGGCGTATTCTATCCTGCCCGTGCAATGCAAGCACAGCCTCGCGATTCACGGATACATAATGATCGAATGGTGCGATTTGGGTAGATTGGACAATCTGGACGAGTCCAAGTTTCAGGATGAAATCGACGATGCGCGGGATCAGATAGCGTTCTTGTTGAGCACGGCAGAAGACTACAGATGAAAAGCATTGTTAGGAAGAACCTCTTCGTTGACCTGGATCTGGACTTCGCGGCTAATCCCGTGACGAAGGATGTCTCGTTGAAGAAGGATGCGGAGGCAGTCAAGCGATCCGTCAGGAACCTTGTACTGATGAACAGATACGACAAGCCGTTCAACCCGCAGATCGACTCCAGGGTTAGTCGAATGCTTTTCGAGCCAGCGACACCGCTGACTGCCATGGCTATCCGATCCAACATCATGGACATACTGAACAGGTACGAGCCAAGGGCAAAGGTAAACGATGTGCGGGTCATCTTCAACGAGGAATACAACCTGTTTGATGTGACCATCTCGTTCATGCTCATGAACAGCCGCGAGGTATCCACCCTCACCATCGCCATAGAGAGGAACATCTGATGCCTAACCGGGCACTTTCACCCATCACCGACATAGACTTCGAGGGAATCAAGACCAACCTCAGGAACTATCTGAGCGGAACCCCAGAGTTCACCGACTACGACTTCGAGGGATCGGGAATGAACATCCTTCTGGATGTTCTGGCATACAACACCCACTACATGGCAATGTATGCGAACATGCTTGCCGCAGAGTCGTTCATCGATTCGGCTGTTCTGCGAAGATCGGTAGTCTCTCTTGCCAAGAACCTGGGGTATGTCCCTACATCCGACACCGCAGCCCGTGCCGTGGTCAACTTGTCGTTCAGCGAGAATGTGGTGGGCTACAACACCATTCCGGTGGGAACTAGGTTCACTTCCACCAAGGACGGGATCCAGTATTCCTTCGTGACCCTGAAGTCATACGACATAGACAAGACGAGCACTCCCCACAAGTGCGAGAATGTCGAGATACACCAGGGGGCATTCGACTCCGTCTCCATCGTCTACGATCCCGACAGCAACTCGAGGAAGATGGAACTTCCCTTCGACAACATCGACCGATCAACGATCCGGCTGTATGTCATGCGTTCTCCGACCGATCTGTCTAACGCAGACCTTTCGTGGAAGCGAGACGGGGACTTCGTCTCCCTAGACCCAACATCAAAGGTGTTCTTCGTCAACGAGAACTACAAGGGCAACACGGAAATCTCGTTCGGAGACGGAATACTTGGGGCTGAACCAGAGAAGGGTTCGTACATCGTAGCCATCTTCATGAAGACGCAGGGTCCGCAGGGCAACAACATCTCGGAGTTCCTTTTCGGCGGGCTTGGCGGAAACCAGTTCGGAGCGACCGTCACCACGGTGTCTGCGTCCACCCTCGGAGGCGTGAAGGACGACACCGAGCGAATCAGGTATACAGCCCCGAGATACTATCAGTCGCAGGATCGTGCGGTCACGGCAATGGACTACGAGTCCATAGTGCTGAAGGAATACAACAACGCCCTTCAGGTGAAGGTATGGGGCGGGGAGGAGAGCGACCCACCTCAATATGGAAAGGTCTTCATCTCGGTCATACCCAAGAACTCGCAGTTCATCGGAGAACTGGACAAGAAGACGATACTGAACACCATACTCGACCAACGGAAGATTGTGGCAGTGACGGCTGAGGTGGTCGATGTTGACTACACATACATCCTCTTCGACTGCTCCGCGACATACGATTCTTCCCGAACACTCACCAGCGAATCCGAAGTCAAGCGTTCCATAGAACTCGCTGCGGTCCTCTACTCCGCGCAAAACCTCTACTCCTTCGGCGGATCTTTCCGATACTCGACCATATCGAGGCTGATCGACCTATCCAACAACGCCATGGTCAGCAACCGAATCAGCACTCGCCTAGCCAAGAGATTCATTCCCACATTCGGTCTGTCCAACTATGACCTTGACTTCGGAGCGGAGTTGCAGAGAAGCCAGGGAACATGCGTCTCTGTCATCTCGTCCTCGCTGTTCAAGCACAGGAACTCGCAGAATGTCGTGGTGGACTGCTATCTCAGCGACAATGGTTCTGGAAACATAGTCCTGAACTCCGTGAAGGGTTCCACCGTCAAGGTGATCAACGACAGGATCGGCAAGATCGACTACGCCACGGGAAAGATGTCCCTGACTGGATTTGCCCCCACTGGAACAGGAACGAAGCCGTTCATCCAAATCAATGCCGTTCCCGACCAGACCAAGGACATAGTCCCCAAGCGAAACCAGGTTCTCTTCATCGACCCAAGCCTTGACGGCGGTCTGGTTGTCAGACTCACCGACTCGTCCTCCAGGAGAGCCTGATGCTTCCGATCCTGTTCGGCTCCACTGGTCCCGCTCCAGCACCTCAGGTTCTGCTGAGGGAGCCGCCAGCACTTACCATCAAGAGGTTTGGTCCCAGCAACCTGGTCGTGGATCAGGTTCCCGACTTCGTCAACAGAGACCATGTCACATTCAGGCTGTTCCTCGAGGCTTACTACGAGTGGCTTGAGCAGTATCAGAATGCGTTCGGAATCATCGACTCGTTTACGGAGAGCACGGACATCGACCGTACCATCGGTCTGTTTTTTGCCGACTTCCGCGAAATGTATCTGCGCGGATTCCCATATCAACTGGCAACCGACGAGAACGGACGGGTGGTCAGCGAAGCCAACTTCCTCAAGAACGCAAGGAACTTCTATGGATCCAAGGGAACGGAGAAGTCGTTCAGGTTCCTGTTCAGGCTCATCTACAATGTCTCGTCCCAGGTAGCCTATCCTGGAAAGGACATACTCAGGGGATCGGACGGGAAGTGGATAGAGCGTCTGTCTCTCAAGACCACCAGTTCGGGTGGAACCGCGAACTACCTGATGGAGGGCAATCGGGTATATCAGTACGATCCTGCCACGGGACAGGTGGTGGCATCCGCTCAGGTCACCCGCGTGTTTCAGTACGACATGCGGCACTGGAAGGTCACGGAGATATTCATCGGACAGCCTTTCGGTGATTTCGTAGCCAATCTTCCCATCAGGTGCGATCTTCCCTCTGGTTCGCTGGAAGAGCGAGTCGTTCCTGTCATCAGCCGCGTGGATGTGCTGAACGGAGGATCGGGATACGAACAAGCCGACAGGTTGGGTCTCACTGGAGCGATTGAGGGATTCGGTGCTTCCGTTGCCATAGAACTAACCGACAAGGACGGACGGATACTATCGGTTTCCGTGATAGACTCCGGAATAGGATACTCCGACGATGTGGACGCATTCGTGGTTTCCAACACCGGCGACGGAAACGCGAGGTTTGCAGTCGTGGTCTCAGCCTTGAGCCAGTACAGGGGATACTACTCAAACAACGATGGGAAACTCAGTTCCACCAAGCGTCTTTTCGACGGAGACTTCTATCAGGACTTCTCGTATGTGCTGAAGAGCGAGATATCGTTCGACATGTACAAGGAGATGTACAAGCGGCTTGTCCATCCCGCCGGGTTCAAGATGTTCGGAGACATACTGGTTGATCGCGGCGTGATCGACAGCCTTCCGTTCCATTCCGAGATGCAGAGGTACGAACTCCCGTACATCGGTCACTACACACCTTACAGGATGGGAACCACCGCCGACCTATACGGAGTCTATCCAAACGGCTTCAATCCACGAGCCACGGTATACAACAATGTGCAGAACTACGGAAGCACGGGTGGAAAACTCTTTGTGCAGCCAATCGGGTTTACCTTTGGGGGACTGACTTTCACAAGCGTATTTGCTACCGGTGCTTCCGGAAACGGCATAACCGCAGGTGTCTTTGAGTTCAGAAGTCTAAACGATGGAGGAACCTATGGAATCCTCCTTCTCAGGGGGATCAGCCTGAATGGAGCGGGATTGACCGCATTGTTTGGAGCCACATCCTCCTTCGTTGAGGGAAAGACGATCAGGATGTTCACAGCAACTTCAGGCTTTACAGCAACGGTGAGCCTTGTCAGAGCAGGAGTAGGAATCGTCCCCGAGACAGGTGGGTTCACCCACGACACGCAGGGCAGACCACTTGGAAGCAGCCTCGGTGTCGAGGGCTACATAGAAGCACAGGGGTTCAGTTACGACTACTGGCGGATACACCATCACCCCAACATCTGGGGAATCCGTGGTCTGACGGGAGTCTGGAACGGATCAACTGGTGCTGGAGCATCCTTCGGGGCTATGGCACTCAACCCATTCTTCAGAATGCCTCTTGGCTATCACTTCCATTCAAGCCCGCAGAACACATCGTATGTCGGAACCACGGGGGACGGCAACGAATACGGACTGATAGAAAGCCCTCGACTGACATCACCGAACTTCTAACATGGCAAACACCGCCCTCAAGTCACTCTTCAAAACCGACATCGTGGAGATCATCCGCGATTTTCTCTCGGGAAGCAGCAACTACTACCTGTTCGTGGGTCGTTCTCTCCCCTACGAGGACAACCCATCGACCACGGCTGTCGAAAGCGACACGAGACCACCGTCGTTCGGAGAGGTCGGCAGGAACACATACGACTCCATTCGCAACGGCATCTTCATCAAGAGGATTTTCCCCGAGAACACGAAACTGATCGTTCCGCGCATAGACTGGACGCCAGGAACCACCTACGCGGCTTATTCGGAGACCACAGACCTTGCGGACAAGGAATGGTATGTCTTCACTTCCGAAAACGATGTCTACAAGTGCATGAAGTCCACCGGAAACGCATCGACCATCATGCCTACAGGCAGATCCACTCAGGTATTCAGCCTGTCCGATGGCTACTCTTGGAAATACATCTACACCGTTCCTGAGGACTATCTTGGACACATCACGCTCGATTACATTCCGGTCTTCCTTGCGGGAGACGAGAACCTTGAGCAGAGGGCGGTGCAGGACAGCGCGGTTCCTGGAAGCATAGACACCGTTTCCTTCACCAAGACGGCGGGACCGACATTCGACAAGTCTTTCCGCTACAGCCGATTCTTCACCTCCTTCAACACGGTTCCCGACCTTGGTGTGACCGCCAATCAGGCTGGTTCGACGATAGTCACCATAAACATAGGCGACGAGGCGATCAATCCCGCAAACGGATACTGGAACGACTATGCCATCCGCGTCACCGATGGTCCTGGCATCGGTCAGTATCTCAGGATAGTGAACTTTGCCAAGACGGGAAGCGGAGTCTCCTACCACTATGCGGAGATCCACCCACCGCTCGACAGACCAGTCTCCACCCTGAGCCAATACAGGATAGTCCCATACATGGTCGTCGATGGAGATGGAACTGGTGCAGTCGTAGCACCCGTCACCGACTCCGACAGGAAGATCGACAACCTGACCATCCTGAACCCAGGCAGGAACTACACATATGCCAGACCAAGGGTGGTCACGGGAGCCTCTGGACCGAGCATTGGAACGGCAGTTGCAACCCTGAACAACACCATTTCGGCAAGCCTGTCCACGCCGAAGGGTCATGGATACAACGCAATCCGCGAACTCAAGCCCGCCAGCCTGATGATGGTAGTTGAGGTCGATGGAACAGAAGACGGCAAGATAAGCCACAGGAACGACTACAGGCAGTTCGGAATCCTCAAGAGTCCCCTTCTTCGGGGAGGCGAGACCCTTGCGGGTCAGGAAGAGCAGAGGATACTGGAGGTTCTGGTCAAGAAGCAGCCGACCAAGACCGACAAGTATTCGCTGAACACATTCGTTCCCGGAATGTTCATATTCGGCAAGGAAAGCCGTGCCACGGCACGGATAGTGGACAGCGACAGGTTCGTTCCAAGCAGAAGCAGCATGCTTCGTCTATATCTCAAGGACATCGAGGGAGACTTCAGGTTCTCCGATGACTCGTCCAGCAAGGTGAGGGTCTACTACGGAGCCACTTATTCCGCTCCATTTGCCACTGGCGACATCGCAAGGCAGTATTCATCCGTGGTAGGACAGACCCTTTCCGCGTATGGAACGATATTCTCATACGACCTCTACGACCGAAGCGTGGTCATAGACACCCTACAGGGAGCATTCACCAAGGACAGGCTAATCTCTTTCGGGACCGCTGGCTACACCATGGAGTCAGCAGCCATACTGGATGTCGATCAAGAGTATGGAGAGTCCATCGGTCAACTCACAATCGGAAGCACTGGAGGAAGTTCCTTCATGACTTTCGGCGGGGACGAGGTGTTCGGTCGCATCGCTTCCACTTCGTTCAGACCTTCAATAGCCGAGGACATCGGTCGATACGACCTGACCACCAAGATAACAGTAGTTTCTGGAACGCCGTTCACGGATGGTGTCCTCTTCGGAGTTCCCGCCGTGGATGGAACCCTCTCGCAGACCGATCCCAAGACGCTCGTCCGCACGGACGCTGACATACTTGACTTCACCGTCCAAGGGGGAAGCGGTCTCACCGGAATACTCCGTGTGAACAATGTCAGGGGCAAGTTCAACACCACAGATTCGCTGTCCTTCACCGAATACGGACTGACTGCCGCACAGCAGATGACCGTCACCATCGCGGGAATAACGCTTCCGGACATCTCAGTGGGTTCGGGTGAGTTGCTATACATAGAGAATATCCGACCAATACAGAGAAATCAGGAACAATCGGAAGAGTTCAAGATTGTCATAGGTTTCTAGGAGCAATGTAGATGCCCTCTTACGATCCGAGCCTGTTCAATGTTCGCCCCTACTACGATGACTACGAGGAGGACAAGAAGTTCCTCAGGATGCTGTTCCGTCCAGGCTACGCGGTTCAGACCCGCGAACTGACGCAGTTGCAGACCATCCTTCAGAACCAGATCGAGCGGTTCGGCAACAACATCTTCAGGGACGGAAGCCGCATCATCGGCGGAAACATCTCAACGCAGACCCTCAACTTCGTCAGGCTTCTTCCTCAGTCTTCGTCTGTCCCTCTGTTCAACCTAGCGGAGCAGGACATCGTCGGCTTCAACCTCATACAGCGCGATGGTTCGGGCAATGTCGTGTCGAAAGCCAAGGTTCTCGACTTCCTGCCTCCGGCGGGAGACGACGACAACTTCGTAGTTGCAGTCATCAGTTACATGTCGGGAACCGAGTTCTCCGCATCGACCTCGCTTGAGTCGGACAATCCAGACAAGTTCTTCAATGTCACCACAGCCCCAGACTCGCAGACGCTTCCATACAAGGGCAGATGCCGTGTCGTGGCTACGGGCGAAGGCATCTACTATGCTAACGGGTTCTTCGTAAGGACAAGCGATCAGATCGAACCAGCCTACACGGTGGTCGATGGGGTGAGGACATTCACCGCTCCATCGGGATCGATGGGATTCAGGGTCGTATCCATGATAGTCACCGAGAAGGACGACTACACCCTCAAGGATCCCGCCAGCGGATCATACAACTACAACGCACCCGGCGCTCACCGATATAAGGTGGACATGGTCTTGTCTTTCGTCGAGACCGACTCCGAGAAGGACTTCGTCGAACTGGTCAGGTATCAGAACGGAACCGTCGTGCGGAAGTTCGACCAGACGCAGTATTCCGACTTGATGAACCTGTTCGCTCAGAGGACATACGACGAGAAGGGAAACTATGTCGTAAAGCCGTTCGACATAACCTTCAAGGACTCCACGGATGCCTCTTCAGTGGTTGCTGAGATCGGTTCGGGCAAGGCATATGTCTTCGGACACGAATACGAGTCCCGCTTCAAGGAGCAGATAGAGGTTCCAAAGGCAAGGACGATCACCGAGTATCAGTACATGGGCGTGTCGAACTACTTCGGCAACTACATCCTTGGCAAGTACAACCCCGTTGCATCGGGAACGAACATCGCTCCGCTCTTCTCCCTTCCAAGCCAGTTGAGGGGCGAGAGAAGCCTGTCGGTCGAGGTCTACGGGGCAACCCAACCTCTCACCGCACAGGAGTTCCTTGCGAACGGGTATGCCAACACCCTGTTCAGCGGAATACTCCACAGGCTCGACACCGACGATCCCACCGTGAACAGCACCCAAGGCGCGACGATGCAGTTCCGCGCATACCTGTCTTCGGTGGAGAACATCAAGTTCGGAACCACGGTGGGTCTGCCGATCAACCTCTACATGATCGATCCAGTCACGCGGATATCGACCAAGTTGCTCTCGGACATCACTAGGGATGCCGCCAACTCGGCAGTTCCCAAGTTCCATGACTTCGCCAGCCAGAGCCTTGTCTATCCGCTCAACGGAAACACCCCGACCACCATGATTGCGAATGTGGACAGCGTTTCGTATGTCCACGATGTGTCCAGGACATTCGTGGTGTCCGCTGCAAACCCGTTTCCAGAGGTGGAACTGGGGCTTGGCAACGAATACAACTGGTGCTTCGAGGCAGCGAACATAGGACAGGGCTTCGTGCCAGATGGAAACGATGTCGTTCTGGACTCCGAGGACGGATACTATGTCGTTTCCGAATCACCGTCTCTTCCTCCGACGAACGCGAACTACCTCGCTCCAGGCACGATCCTCAAGATCGTAGGTCAAAGCGCACAGATTCCATCGGGACAGAGCGTTGCGCGGGCGAAGATATCAGGTAGCGGAGACTTCGTGGTCTTCACAAGCCAACTGCCTCCTGGCGGCTATCGGCTTGTCGGAAAGGTCAAGGCAGTCTCTACCAACTTGCAGGGGGTGTCCGTTGACACATCGAAGATCCGCACAAAGACACTTGTGCAGACCTCCGAGACCATCACGAACACCACCAGTCAGTCCAATGTGAGCAAGCGCATCATCAGAAGGAACAGCGCGAACGGCATCTACGAGATGTACTTCACCCTGAACAAGGCTGATGTCCACCGCATAGTTTCCATCCAGGACGGCAGCGGAAACGACATCTCGCATAGGTTTCAGTTCGACAATGGTCAGCGCGATTCGGCATATCTTCTCGCCAGGCTGTTTGTGAAGCCGAACTTCTTCTCCACCTACGAGGAGACGAAGACCTTCCAGTTCACGGTCACATACACCAACTTCGATCACAGCGGATATGGTCCTTTCGTCCGAGACTCCTACCTCGGACTCTCATACGACCAGATCCCCGTCTACACGGATCCGCATACGGGGAACTCGGTGCATCTTGCGAATGCGGTTGACTACCGTCCAATCGCCAAGATAATCGGCTTCTACTCTGGAAACACGCTTGGTTCATCCGGATCGTCGGTTCCAAACCAGTACAACCGACCGCTCATCAACTACTCAAACGGGTTCGCTCCCATTCAGTCCAGCATTGCAAGCGACCACGATGCGTATCTTCCACGGATCGACAAGATCGTCGTTTCCCGCAACATAGCGGCTGACGGAGAAGTCACAACATTGCAGAGGGTGGGCGGAATCGCCAGCGATTCGCCAGTTGTTCCCGAGGACACATCGGACTCGATGACCCTCTTCGTGTTGAGCGTACCGGCATATACATTCAATCCCACCGACATCAAGGCTGAAAGCATCGGAAACGACAGGTTCACGATGAAGGACATCGGGACGATGTCTCGCCGCATCGACGAACTTGAGCAGCATGCCGTGCTGACCGATGTGGAACTCAGCGTGGTCTCCAAGGACATCGTCAAGACGAACGGTCAGGATGCCATCAAGAGGGCAGTGCTGGTCGATACATTCGTCGGTCACTCAGTAGCCGATGTGGTGAGCGATGACCACCGATGCTCAATCGATGTGGAGCGCGGGGAACTCAGACCATCGTTCGATTCCCATGCCTACGACTTCATCGCTCCGTCCGCTCAGGGCATAACCCTGACGAAGGACAACATTCTCTGCGAGGTCTTCACGCGGAACACCGATCCCGTGGTCACTCAGTCCAAGGCTAGCAAGGCTGTTCGGGTGAATCCCTTCGGTCTTCCCAACTGGGTGGGCAGCATGAAGGTCTATCCCCACGCAGACTTCTGGTACGACAAGTCGAGGCGACCGGTGGTGAGGGTCAACGACGGAGGCGTGAACGATGCCTGGCTCGTCGGAACGATGAACTCGTACAGCGGTCACGGTTCGCAGTGGAACGATTGGGAGAGCCTGTGGACGGGGCTGTCGGTCGAACTTACGGACGCGGAGAGCGAGAGAAACGCATACTTCTTCTCAAGAAGCCGCATGGCAAAGCAGTCCAACTCTGCCGAGAACAAGTGGTTCGACAACGATGCCGTGTCCAGGAAGGTTGACGACACGGCATCCTCGCGTGGAATCTACCGCACCGACTTCCGCAGGAAGGGTTACTACAACGAAGTGGCAACCGACACGCTTGTCAACAAGAGCGTGGTTCCATTCGTCCGAGACAACACGGTAAAGTTCGATGTCGTGAACCTAAAGCCCGGCACACAGGTTCATGTCTTCATGGACAATGTGAACATGAATGCCTACTGCACCATGAATGGGGCAAGTGGTCCGTTCATGACCAATGCGGTCGATGGGTCGCTGATGTCCGTCAACATGAACATTCCAGCGGGTCTGTTCACGGTTGGCGAGAAGATAATCCGAGTCGTCGATGATGCCTCGAACGACATCGAGAATGCCACAACTATTGCCGAGGCTTCCTTCCAATGCTCAGGCATCAGGGAAAGCAAGAACCTCAGCGTCGTCGCCATCCGCGATCCCGAGATAAGGAAGCAGACACCGAACAGCAACAAGGTAGTGTCAACTCCCCTCTACAGAAAGAAGAACCTCAACACGGTCAGATACAACCAGTGGATCGATCCGCTGGCTCAGACATTCGAGGTCAACGAAGACCTGTACCCCAACGGGTTCTTTGCCGAGAGCGTTGACATCCACATTGCCACGGCAGATGCGGAACTTCCCATCACGGTCGAACTATGCCCAGTCATCAACGGGCTTCCGCACACATCGGTCATACTGCCGTTCAGCACCGTCACCAAGAAGCCATCCGAACTGACCGTGGACGAGGCATCGCCAGCGGCTACGAACTTCAAGTTCAGCACTCCAGTGTTCCTTGCACCAGGCGAGTATGCGATACTGATCTCGACCAACAGCCAGAACTACACCGTGTTCGTGGCTAACATCGGAGAGACCGACATAGAGACGGACGAGAGGATATCCTCGACCTTCCAGAAGGGCGCGTTGTTCCGTTCACAGAACGACTCCGAGGTCTCTGGCGACTCCAACACAGACCTCATGTTCAGCCTCTATCGCTGCAACTTCCAGAGGGCTGATCCTTTCAACCTACAGGTCGGAATCACGGGAGACGGCATCAACGAGGTCAGCATAGTTCAGCCGAACATCTTCATGTTCGCTCCATCGGACATATCGATCAGCAATGAAATCACGCTTGGGTCATCGACATACAGGATGGTCAACGGTCGCAGCATTCCCCTGAAGAATTCCTTCGACTTCGACACCACAGCCACGGCGTTCGTGGAGTTCACCATCGGAAAGACCGACGAATCCATCGGCACATTCATGATCGACATGGACAGGTCGAACCTGATCGCGGTGGAATACATCGTGAACAGCGTCGGCAGCGAGACCACGGTCGAACAGGCTGCGGTGTCGGGACAGCCCAGCAGGAACCCCAAGAACCGCCCAAGGCGGGGCGTGTCCCACAGCACGGCTGTGGCACAGCAGGATGTCTCTTCCGTGGAGGGAGACGACACCGCGAGATACATCACCAAGTACAGCACGATTCCCGGTGACCTCAAGGGAACGGAACTCAAGGTGTTCCTCAGCGCGAACATCCCTCCGAACTCATTCATTCGCGTGTTTGCCAAGACCATCGATTCCAGCAAGGTGAACAGGGAACTGGGAGACACGGGATATCAACTCATGACTCTCGACTCTACGGGAGAGTTCTTTGCTGGCGGTCAGTTCAAGAACTCGACCAATCCATACGACTTCAGGGAGGCATCGTATACGCTTGTTCCCTCGAATCCGTTCAATGTTTTCCTAGTCAAGGTGTGCATGTACAGCAACGACAAGACACGGGTTCCCGTCGTCAAGAATCTCAGGGTGGTGGCAGTCCAATGAAAAACTCACAGCATCAGTTCTCCCGCGACAGGGTATCAGGCGCACTCATCATCAGCAATCCCGAAAAGGAGAGGGAACTGATGTTCCGCAGGACGGTTCAGGACGAGTTGCGGGCTATGAGGGACGAGATAGATAGTCTGAAGAGCAGAATCCGCGATCTGGAAGAGGGAAACTGAGATGCCGACAGGTCCAGCAGACAGCACATACATCATACCTCAACTGACATTGTCGGACACGATGTACGAGTGGTATACGCTGACCAACACCGAGATCATCGACAAGTTGAACCGCATCAAGGTGTACCAGTTGCAGGGAGCGACTGGAGTCGGAATCATTCAGCAGACGGACGGAGTGGCAGTGGCATTCCTGGAGGAGATCGTTCCAGGAAACCATACATTCACCGGAAACATCACATTCAACGGAACCGTGACCACGGTCAACAGCAATCTGGTCACAATCGACGACTACAACCTGGTTCTGGGTGCTGTCGGTTCCAGCGGAGCCACCGGTGGAACATCGGACACCGTAATCAGCAACGCAGGTGGCGGTGGCATCATAATCGCTGGCGCTTGCGGAGACAAATACTTCCTGTGGAAGGCATTCGATGACGGCAAGACATTCCCAGCATGGAGAATCAGCGATCCCATAGCGTTCACGGGAGCAGCAAAGTTCTACTCCAAGGACAACAAGTTCTTCTTCGGTGGAGACGGAAGCGCGTCTGCGAGTAGCCTGACATCGACGCATTCCGGCTCTACCATCTCGGTCGAAAGCAACTTTGCAGGAACCACATACGAAAACATCTCCATCGGAAGCGATGGTTCCACCAGACTCATCAACGGATCACTGGTCAGGCGTTTCTCGGTTCCCGCAGGTGGTATCACTGGCATCGGTCTTACATTCGGAATGGTCATCAGGCACGATGCGACCACCGGAGGAATCACCAAGGCTCAGGCTAACACGGTCTTCAATGCCGAATCCATGGGCATTGCCGTCAACCTGAACACCACGCAGAACTTCGTGGATGTCAACATGCTTGGCTATGTCAGCGGAAACTTTGCAAACGCCATCGCTTCTTCGGACGGAGCATCGTCCCTAGGGACGGGAGAGTTCTACTTCCTCTCCGAGTCAGAGGCGGGCAAGATCACCAAGAACGCACCGACCACCACCGGATTCGTCAGGAAGCCCATCCTCTATGCGCTCGGCGCAACACAGGCGATGGTGATGAACTATGTCGGCAACAAGATAGTGGACATAGACTCCCTGTTCTCAAGACTGAACGCATCCACGGTAGTGGTCAAGCACCCACCCAACTTCTTTTCGGTGGGTGATGCAGTCAGATTCGAGGAAGGTCTCACGGCATCGGACAGACCTTTTGGTTCCTACGTCAAGGCATCAGCCAGCACAAGCGAGTTGGCAGAGGCTCTTGGAATCATCTCCAAGACCAACTACGGAGGAAACTCCGCTGCCTCGTTGATGACCATCTCAGGATACATCGAACTGGGGGCAGCACCGTATGCCCCGATGACTCCAGGATCGGTCTACTTCCTCGGCACGGAGGAAGGAACGCTCGTAACCACGCCGCCCTCCACGGTCAACACCGTCAGGAAGCCGATGCTCGTCGCGGTCACTCCTACGAGCGGAATCGTGCAGAACTATGTCGGTCTCGTCATGACGAGCAATGTCGGAAGCGGCTCCAGCATAGAGATTCCGGAGTTCGACTCAGGCTTCAAGAACAAGTTGATAAACGGAAACTTCGACTTCTGGCAGAGGGGAACCACATTCCCGTTCAGAAACCCCGTGAGCGAGCCAGACCGTTACACCGCCGACAGGTGGAAGATGGTGAACACGGGTGGAACAACCGCCGACAGGCTGAATGTCTCCGTGAACAGGTATCCCCTCATGCTTGGGGAGTTTTCGGATTCCAATGTCTATTCCCGTCATGCCCTAGAGTTTGCAATCGGAACGGGTGGACACACATCTGGATCGGAGACATATCTCTATCAGCGGGTAGAGGGAATAGAGAACCTTCCAAGCGGATATGCCACGATCTCCTTCTATGCAAAGGCTACCGTGGCAAATGCCAAACTAGGCGTGTCCTTCCGAAGGGACTTCGGTGGAGGAACCGCACCAGACTACGCGGTGACGGGAATAGAGCCAAACTCACAGAAGGAAAAGGGTTTCGTGGTCAGCCTACCAACCCAATGGGCTAAGTTCACGCACACCTTTGCCCTTCCCGACAGCAAGTTCGGTCTTGTCGGTGCTTCGGGGACGGATGGTCCCGAAATCAGGTTCTTCCTCCGTGGTGGATCCACTAGGGTAGGAACGGATGTGGCTGAGGAAATCAACCCGAACATAGCGAACGCCCCGTCCTACAGCATATACATCTCTCAGGTGCAACTTGAGCAGGGACAGGCTGCTTCTCCGTTTGAACTCAACGACCCTCAGACGGACTACGAGCGTTGCCTTCGCTACTATCAGACGACTAACGCAGCATCTCCGTTCAGGAACATCGTCAACGGAGGCGCGAATGCAAGCAATGCCGACTCCATTCCTGTCGATGGAGGAACCATTGTAGTCAGATATCCGGTTGAGATACGGGATGCATCCACATCTCAGGTTACGATCAAGGGTCTTCCTTCATGGAGCGGAGCCATAACTCAATCCAGCAAGGGATTCAAGGCAACCAAGAGCGCAGGAAGCATGGAAGTCAACTACGAAGTGGAATCGGAACTCTGAGGAGCATAAATGGGAACTAGCGCATTCGATCCAGTAGCACTAGCGGATGTCCGCTCCGTGCGCAATAAGATAGACATGGCAGGAGTCACGGCTGATGTCTTTGCCGTTGGCGATGTCATCCGCTATGATCCACAGGACGACAAGTATCTGCTTGCACAGGCTAACAGCGAGGCAAACGCTGCATTCGTTGGTGTCATCGAGTCCATAACATCCAACGATGTGACCGTGGTCTATTCGGGTGAGATCTCTCTTCCCGATAGCCTGATGTCAACTATCGCGGGATCCACGGGAGCGCAGATATTCTACCTGTCCGACACACAGAAGGGCAAGTTGACCACTACTGCGCCAAGCAATCCCGCTAGCGTCATCAAGCCCGTCATCATCACGACAGGAACCACGGACGACACATCTCCCACACTTGGAACTGTAGATGGTATCGTCGTGAACGGTCAATCGACCAGGATCAGCGGAGACTCCACGGTTGATCTCAGCGACATACAGCCCGTTGGTTCGGTGATAGCCTTTGCTGGAAACACAGGAGATGTTCCTGCTGGATGGGACATCTGCGATGGTGGTTTGCTGCCGATCTCAAGTTATTCCGATCTTCATGCATCGCTGAACAGTGGATCGATCTACGGGTTTACCCAGCAGATCACCATGACCAAAACAAATGGAACGATCATACCGGACAACCAACTCATTGGATCGTATTTCTTCGTATCAAAGGCAGGACTGAACAGCGAGTTCAGGTGTACCTTTTTGTCGGTCGCCGTGACCGGAAACAACCTGACGGCGGAAGTCTTGGTGGACCCATTGCTGGTCAACGGAACCTATCACAACAGTCAACTCGTTCTTGGCGACCAGGGAAGAATCTACCTGGAGAACGGGTCTCAGACAAGTACGTTCTACAGCGTTAGCAGCGCGGTCAATCCAAAAGTTAGGCTCAAGAAGCCAGACATGCGGGCAAGATTCCTCATCGGGTCTTCCAGAGGATTGACCGGTCAAGAAAACTCGGCTTTTGGATCGTACACCATAGGACTTCTTGGTGGTGAGGAACGTCATTCACTGCAAGTAAACGAACTGCCGATACACGGTCATCCGATTTCCGTGAGCGCATCGCTTACTGGCAATGTTTCCGTAAGCCACAACCTAACGACAAGTGTCGCTGGAGCACACAACCACTCTTTGTTCAATGAAACAAACATAGACCTTGACCTAGGTGGACCAGACAGCGTTGTTAGAACCGTTGGAGGCAGTTCTAGCGCGTTGCCAAATGCTGGTTCGCATTCGCATTCGGTGACTGGAACCATTTCGGTAAGCACGAACAACCTTACCCCCAATGTGACAGCGTCGATTGGAAACGCCGGAGGCAACTCGCCGCACAACAATGTTCCTCAGCATGTCGTGGTCTACTGGATCATCAAGACGAGGAAGGATTCGTATGCCAAGTTGTACAAACTCGGTCCTTCTGGCGGCGGGGTGGTAGTAGCCAAGAACACAGCCAAGAGATGGGCGAGATCCACACCGGGAGCGGGATGCACAATCGACGCAGGATACGGTGCGTGGGGTGTTTCCTATGCGTCGAAAGGCAACTACATCTTCAGTCATGACCTACTGTTCGATCTTGGCACAGCCGATCAGACGAAATACATAGTCGAGGCTACTGTCGCCAAGTCTGGGTCCGGACTAACGCAGATGTTTGTCGCAAACTCCTACAACTACGGAGGACTTACCTTCGGAGTTCAGGTCTACGACATAATCGGTGCTACCCACAGCGACAACTTCCAGTATCTGAACATAGTCGTGTATGGCGGCGGAACCGCAGTCTAAAGGGAGAGTAAATGTCTCAGTTTTCGGCACATAGGGTATCGGCAGAAACCGGAATCAGGGTGGCGATAACCACCAAGGTTTCGCTGTATGTCAGTCCAACCGGCGATGATGTTCTCAACACGGGAACCGAAGAAGGTTCTCCCTTCCGAACCCCAAAGCGGGCAATGCAGTGGTTGTCCGACAAGCAGATAACCGACAGTGGATTCGTGACGGTGAACTTTGCTGGCGGCATCTACGATCTGGAAGAGCCGATTGAGATGAACCACGATCAGGGAAATCGCGTTGCTTTCGTTGGGGCAAGACCGGAAGTACTCATTCTTCAGTACGTTCAGGACTACATCACCACCGGATTTACCGCACCCGGATATGCCAAGTACTATTCTGGCGTAAAGCACGGAATCACGATGTCGTGCGTCAGGTACAGCACCAGTACCCAGTACGAAACCATAACCGCCTCCAACGGCATAAACAACAGCCAGGTCGGCACTGGCGTGATCGTCCAAGACTACGACCTAAAGTTCACCGACGAATACAACCCGACGAACCACTACGCGGCGTATCCCACAACCCCAAGAAACAACATTGCCCGCCAAGGATCGATCTTGGGAGCGCACTCTCTGTCCGGCGTTTCATTTGGACTTCTGTCGGTATCGTCAACCATACGCGATGACTGGTTCAGCATACCCAACGGATCGTCCGACAAGTGGGGCAGATTTTACGGAAATGCTCAGACGGGGGTATCTTTCATCTCTGGTTCGTACACTGGACCATCGGACTTGAATGAACTACAGAACAATGCTTGGTTGCAGCAGGTTGCCACATACAACGGTTCATGGATCAAGGGTCACTACATGAGCAGTGT